GTCTTCATATCCATACCATTCTAAAAAACAACTTGGTTCTTCAGGCAGACCACATAAATCATCACAATGTGTTGTTCTAATTATATCTAGACCGATAGATGGATAGGATGGTGGAGTTGGTTTTTGTATAAAAACTATTGTAATAACAATATTTTTATCTTCTAATTGATTTAGATACATTATGACATCTTTTAATGTCATAAAACGGTTGTCATCAATAACAAACTCACATTTGACTATTTTATCATCTTGTTTAAAAAGTAATATTTGTAATCTAGGATCCTCTAATAATGAAGGATCATAATTATCTAATAATAAAGGATTAATAATATCTAATAAAATGTCTGAACTATTAAATAGTTCACCAGCAAGAGTTCTAATAATTACCATGGTGATTAAATATATATAATTAAATGTATTTATATTAAATTATATATTTCAATTTTTTTATAAATATATTTTATAATAATGAAGATAAATTATGAATTAATTGAAAAGATATTTAATTTAAAATTAAAATTAACTTTAATAAAAATAAATTAAAATCAATAAATTAATAATATACATGCATATGTTGGTTGCTATTTAATTTAGCAAGAGGTTGTTCTTGTGAAGACATCATCCAAAATGTATCCCATAAATTGAAATACTCTTTCCACTCAGACAAAGTAAGTAAATAAGAATAAATTTCTTGTTCCATATATGGGATATTGTATAATTTACATATACTTGTTCCACCTTTAATATAAACATCTAAGAAAACTTGAATATCAGGTGTTGTGTCTCCATTAAACAGATTTAACATATAACTCTGTAAAACACTAAATGTTATAGATTCTTCTATATTATCAAATGCTTTTTCAAAAGATGAAAAACAATATTTTTTAGTCTCATTATTAAATTTAACATAATTAGGACCTTTGTCTAATAAACGTTTAATGTTGTCTTCATATCCATACCATTCTAAAAAACAACTTGGTTCTTCAGGCAGACCACATAAATCATCACAATGTGTTGTTCTAATTATATCTAGACCGATAGATGGATAGGATGGTGGAGTTGGTTTTTGTGTAAAAACTATTGTAATAACAACATTTTTATCTTCTAATTGATTTAGATACATTACGACATCTTTTAATGTCATAAAATGTTTATCATCAATAACAAACTCACATTTGACTATTTTATCATCTTGTTTAAAAAGTAATATTTGTAATCTAGGATCCTCTAATAATGAAGGATCATAATCATCTAATAATAAAGGATTAATAATATCTAATAAAATGTCTGAACTAAATAGTTCACCAGCAAGAGTTATAAACTTTACCATGGTGATTAAAAATATAATTAAATGTATATATATTAAATTATATATTTCAATTTTTTTTATAAATATATTTTATAATAATGAAGATAAATTATGAATTAATTGAAAAGATATTTAATTTAAAATTAAAATTAACTTTAATAAAAGATAAAGAAAAAATATCAAAATATGAAGATTATATACCAATGTATGATATATATAGTCAACAAATTTATCCTATTAATAAAATAAATATTCATTATAGATTAATAGAGTGTCATTATAGATTTGTTAATATTGAAGTATATAATTGGATTAAGATTTTATATAATAAATATAAATATAAACATCTTGAAAATAATTTAAAAATAATGTCAAATTATGATTTAAATATTCTTATTAATACATCTTATAAAGCATTATATAAATTTTCACCATCATTAGGATTACTTGTAAGTATTTGTAAAAGAAATAGTTTTCATCCATTTATATTTCATTTAAAACCTTATTATTCTAAATTAGAATTAATTAAATTAGGACAAAATATGCAAATTATTAATACTAATATTAATTTAGAAGAATTAGTTAATCATGAATTACATTATGATTTATGTAAAAAAGTATCATTTAATGATGTTTCTTTTGATGAAATACTAAGACACCATAATTATATTATTGAGAATAATTGTATTGGTTGGATTTGTTTTTATAGTTTTTTTGGTTCATTTTTGTATAATAATTATTTAAGAAGTAATTCAATTATTAATTCACAATTTTATATTGGTCTAAGTTCTTTAATTAAAATATTTAATTATGCTCCAAAATTAGATAATGATTATTATATATATAGATTTATATGGAATGATAAATTTATTGAAACATTAAAAGTTGGAGATATTTTTATGGATAATGGATTTATGTCAGCAACAAGAGACCCTTTTTATAGTCCAGGATTATCTGGTAGTTTTGGATTAATATTAATTAAAATTAAAATTCCTAAAAATAAATTAGGAATTGGATTATTTATTGAAAATTTTTCATTATTTCCAAAAGAAGAAGAATTTTTATTAACACCTTTTTCAAAATTTAAATTATTATCCCAAGATAATAATTTCAAATATTATCATACTAATAAAGAATTTGAAAAATTAATAAATAAAAAATATGAATTTGAATATATTGGATTCGATAATTATTTATTACAGAAATTAGGAAAAAAAATTAATAATATTAAATTTAAATATAAATCTTTTAATATTATTGATATTAATATTAATGGTATTGATAGAATTAGTATTATAAAAAAATTTATTGCTACTTATAGTAGTAATTATATTATTAATCTTAAATTAAAAAATAAATTATATATATTTAATTATCAATGGTTTGATTCATCTAGAGAAAGTTCCTATGAAAAATTATATTATAATAAAATAAAAGATGGTATGTTATTATCTATTTTTAATAGTGATGGTTATCCTGTTTTAAATATAGAATTAGGTAATAAAATGGTTATTAATTTTTTAAATCAATTTTATTTAGCTAATGAAATTCAATATATGACTAATAATATATTAGAATTAATTTATCAGATTGCAAGAATATTTAATTATAGTAAGGTTATGATATTTCATGAATATGAATCTTTTTCTATTTTTAAAGAAAATTATAATAAATCACATCATATATTTTTATACACTAATCTATTTAATAAATTTATATATAAATATCTTAAAAATAATAATAAATTTCATTCCTTTAATCCTTATATTAGTTATGATGTTGGTTATTGGTTTTTAGATTCATATTTTAATAAACCTATACCTGATAATATTATTAATAAAATTCCTCAAACTTTAAAAAACTTAAAAACTATTAAAAGTTTATTTATAAAAACTATAGAACATCATTTTAATTTTTATAATGTATTAATTAATTTATTAGATCCTAAAATATTTGATTCACAATATGTTATATATAATGTATTCGATAGATTAGTTGCAGAAAATCTTATTGAAAATTTTAAACCTAATATTGGGTATAGTGATAATAATTATATGGATGAAAATTATAAATTAATATTTAGACAATCATTTAGAAGAATTTAATATTTTTTTTATTATATTGTATATGATAAAATTAATATTATATATTATTATAATTGGAATTATATTAGAACATTTATTGTTATTAAATAAAACCTCAAATAAAAAGAAAAAAAAATATAAAAATATCTCAACACCTTCAGATGAATCTTACTCAGAATCATCTAAAGAATCTTATAAAAAACAACCACAAATTATTACTTTTGATAATCCTGAACCATGGAATAAAATTATTTTTGATGAAACTAATCAATATCCTTATACTTTTTATATTTCATTGGATATACCTAGTTTTAATATATATCATGATTGGAAACAAATTATTCCAACTTTAAATTTTATACCACAAACTAAAGAGTTAACAATATCTACAATAAATGAAGATATTGCTATTGCTATAATTAATTTAATTATATTAACATTTTCTAATAAAGTATCATTAGATGATATAATTGATAAAGATTTAATAAATATATCAATTTCTAAAGTTAGTAATAATCCTAATATTAAATCAAATTTTAAAAATCAAATTATTGAATATTTATATACCCCTAATATAACTATTCCTCAAGAACTTACACAAGAACCAATACAAGAACCTACACAAGAACCCAATAATTTTATATCAGCATATGATGGATCTGATTATTCTTATTTATAAATCCATTTTATTAAATGTTCAACTAAAATTTCTGATTTTGGTTCATTTTTTTTAGTAGGTGTATTATATAATTTTAATAATAGTTCTTTTCTATCTTGTAATAACATATGAGGTATATTTATATCATAAATAATATATGTATCATTAACTTCATCATATTCTGCATTTAATTCATATTTATGTAATATATCATGGTGAGGAAGTGTATAATATGGTATACTATTACATTTTATGTTATAATTTTGATTATTAAAACTTTGTAATTCTAAATTATAATTATGAGAACCATTTTTTAATATTTTTTTATTATTAGGTTTATAATTTAGCAATTCATCTATAACACTTATCATTTTATTTTTAAATAACAAAAATTTATTTTTCTTCCATTTTTTTACATACATTCTTATATGATGTAATATGTAATTATTTTTAATTATATATTTTACAAATACATAATTATGTATATATTTAACTTTATTACAATTTAAAAATTTACTAAATTTTAATAATCTTATTAATTTAATATTAATTGTTGGATATGAATTTAATAAATGTAAATCAATATATTGATTTATTAAATTATTATCACATAATATTTTTATTATTGGTAATTCATTCATAGTAATAAAATTTGAGAAGGATGTATCATTTATAAATATATCTAATATATATTTATAATTATCTATTATTATATTTGTTAATAATTCTTTATCATATATGACTTTTTCAATATAACAAAATTTAATCATACATAAAATCATAAATAATATTTTTTCTTTATCTGTTCTAAATAAATTATATATATTCATATATTCTAAGTTTATATTAGATATATTATTTAATAAAATATTTATATATTCAATGTTATATATATTATTATCATAATAATAATTATGTAATATTTTTATTATATAATTAGATTTAAAATATGATATCATTCTAAAAAAATAATTTTTTAATTCTACTTTTGTTGATAATAATTTTAATTTCTTTAATTTAATTTTATCAGTCATTATAGAATTATTAGCTAGTTTTATAATTAACCTTTCAATTAGAAAGTTATCATTATGTAAACAATCATAATTATTTAATATATATTTATATATTCTATCATCTGAATTTTCTACAGATTCTAATAAACATGTATATATATTAGATTTACCATAATGTTTTAATAATAATAAAAAAGTTTGAAAACATCCAAATCTAGATGCTAAAAATAATAAATCATATATCTCAAACATATTAATATCAGTAATAAACTCTGGTATTTTATTAATTATTAAATAACCTTTATTCATCTGAACAATTTTAGTTAATAAATAAATTTTTATATTTTTAGTATTAAAAGCATCTATATGATTATCTATTAAATATAATAATAAATTATAATAATATTCCATTTTATAATTTTTATTAGTGTCAATATAACGATTTTTTAACAAATTTAAAACATTCATTATTATTAAATCCTGTATTTCTTTTTCAATTACAATCTCATCTAATTTATTATTATGATATAATTCTAATATATGTTTTGATTTTTTTAATATATCTTGTCTTGACATATAAATATAATATAATATTTATGTTTATATAAATATTATATTTTATTAAATCATAGTTTATAATATATATTACTAATACCTGTAGCAAATGTACTCAAATAATTAAAATTTTAGGATTTGTTATTTTGATAATAATTTAAAATTATATTAACCATTATATCATCTATTTTTTCCATATATTTTTCAATATTATATTTAATCAGTAATAAATCAGAATTTATATAATTATCTAATAATTTAATTATATAACTTATTTCTTTATCGGTCCATATATTATTAAATTCATCTAATAAATTTTGTTGATAATTATAATTATCATAAATATTAATATTATTTTGAATAATTAAATTATTATTATTGTTAATTTTATTAATATTTTCAATAATTTCATTACATATTTTTTCATTTTCATTATCTTGTTCTAAAACAAAAAAACCTGTAGCACCATATCTTAAAATAGTTTTTTTAATATTATCATTATCATTAATAGATGATTGTCTTGAGAATGATTGATGACTTAAATCATTAATAGAAGATGATCTTGAAATATTTTTTGGACTACATACATCTTTAGGTGAAGATACTAATTTATTTTTTTCATTAATATTTTGATATTTTAATGTTGGACAGTCTGGCTCTGTGCACCTTGGACTGCTTAAAGCTGTGCATCTTGGACTGCTTAAAGCAGTGCAACTTGATAATAAAGAATCTTTTATTTTACAATTACTTGTATCAATATCATTTAAATTATTTATAGAAGATGACCTTGAAAAACTATTATTCATTTCATTTATATTATTATTAGATACTGATTTTTTTTTTAAATTGTTATCAAGATTTTGTAATGAATTACCTGATAATGATTTTTTTAAAGAATATATTTTATTTGATATTGATAATAAATTTAAATCATAAGTTAATAATAAATCATCTTTAATTAAATTATTTATATAAATTTCTATTATGATATTAGCATATTTTAAACAATAAATTATAATTGGATAGTCTTGATAAGATTTAATTAATAGATATAATCCATTTTGAGCATTTCTAAATAATAATTTGATACTAGATTTGTTATTTAAATTTTTTTTTAAATAAATATCACATGCTATTTTTATAGGATATATAATATATTCAATATCATATTTAATATCACGATTAAAATATCTAATTAAACCTTGTAAATAAGAAGGTTCTTGAATTGTTAAAATATAGTTTTTTATAGAAATTTTAGTTCCTACTGGTTTTTTACTTAATATTCCTAATTTTATAATTACAGATAATGGATCAAATATTTTCATTTATTAAAATCCCTAACATTTTAATTTTTATATATATATAATTTGAAAATGAATTAGCTGAATTATTTTATTTACAAATTGTTGGGGGAAATAAATTTAAATAATAATTTTATTAAATATAGAGACAAATATTTAAGTTGTGGACTGAAAATATAATTATTACTATTTTGACAATGATTAAGATTTTTAAATCTTATTATTATTATTTTGATAATGATTAAGATTTTTTAATCTTATTATTAATAGTTCTAATAATTAAATAAATATGTTTAATTCTAGGTTAAATAAAGACTAATTCTTGTATAAATTTCCATAGGAAAATTATATCCTTCCAAAAAAAATTTATAAAACTCAATAATGTCATCCCAAATATTTAAATATTTTTTTTGAAAAATTAAAATTGATTTAATATTCTTATTAAGTTTTTCAATAATTGTTAAATCCATTGTATGATTTTTTATATCAACACGTCCTATTTTGTAAAGTTCTTTATAAATTATACAAGAAAAATTTTTGTGAAAAGTTGAATTTAATGGTTGAATCGGAATTAATGATGGAATATTAATTATAATATTTGAATACCAATAACATATTCTTGGTAACATATAAACTATTGAATATAAATATTTTGCATTTTTTTTTGATGTTATAAAATCTAATGAAAAACGTGGTCCTTCTTTTGCTATTGCATATAATGGTAATAATTTAAATTCAAATATTTTTTTGAAATGTTTATAAAAATTATCTGCAAACATTTGAAAGCTTATATCTTCACCAGACATTAAATGTTGTTTTAATATTTTGGATGAGTCAGAAAGTATATTAGTAAATAATTTAACAAGTAAATTTACATTAATAATTAATTGAATATGTTCAACCTTACTATAATAATATTCTGTTATTTTAGTATAGATTCCTGAGGAAAGTATTTCTTTTTCGGTTGAATATCTCATTTTTGATTTTATCATTTTTAATATTTATTTTGAAGCCAAAAATAGATATTATTACAAATAATAAAATAAAAAAATTTCAATTTTTTTATATCTTTAAATATTTAAAATAATATAAAATTAATATATTAGAAATATTTTACAAAATTTGGTAATGTCAATATAAAAATTTTTTAACAAATTTAAAACATTCATTATAATTACAATCTCATCTAATCTATTAATATAATATTTTATGAACCAAAATAATTAATAAAATCTGTGTAAGATAAATTAGGATTTGATGTATCTATTAGTATTCCTGAATAAAATTGCCATTGATTTTCTATATATATACTAAATAAATATGAATTAATAAAAGTAAAAGGATTTAATGAAAATGAATTTGCTATTAATGTTCCATTATTGTATATTCTTATATTTATATATGAATTAATACGGGATACCACAAAATAATAAGTTTGCCCAAAATTTAATGATGCATAATTAGAATCAAAACCACTATTAGCCCAATTATTATTATTTCCATTTAAATTTTTGTCTAGTCTTTGACCTGAAGGAAGTGCTGTATTTGCATTAGGTATATCAAAAGACATTTGTGAATAGTTTCCTGGACCATTAACCATAAATGTTCCTTTGAATACAATACTCCAAGAACCATTATAATTAAATCCAATACTTGATAAATAAGATGGTTTAATACCCCATGAACTTATATATTGTTGATATAAACCATTACTATTAAATGCTACACTATTATTTAAATATATATATGTTGAAGAATATGATATAGTATATGTACTACTAATTGCTGTTAATGTTCTATATACTGGTGTAGATTGATTTCCTATACTATCAGTTGCTATATATGTTGCTATATAAGTTCCTATAATTAATGGTATAGATGTTATTATTACTGAAGATGTTGTATTTGATATTACAACTGGACTATTAATATAATTAACTGAATCTTTTATAATTGATATTATTGATACTACAGGATTAGCATCTAAATTATCTGATACTATAACACCGGGGTCAGTATATGTTGAACCTTTATATATTGTAATGGATGACCCTCCAGTTAATGATAATACAGGTGGTATATTATCTAATCTTATTTTTATTATACCTCCTGTTCTATAAAATCCCCATAATGGAACACCAGCTGCAATTGCACTTGCATTATCATTATATTCTGGTAATACACTAATAATATTACCTAATACTGTTAAATAAGATAAATTAGATCCAAGTGTTATATTTCCTTGTAATACTGAAGTTCCCGATACATTTAAATTAGAATTAAATGTAGTATTACTATATAAGATAGCATTATTTGATACTAATAAATTAGAATTAATACTAACTGCATTATTAAATAATGATGTTCCAGAAACATATAATGAACCTAATACTGTAGCTGAACCATTTAATAATGTATTTCCGGAGACATATAAAGATGAATTAAAGGTAGTATTTCCATTAAATATACTAGTTCCTGATACATATAAATTAGTATTAATTGTTGTATTATTATTAACTACCATATTTCCATTAACTAATAAATTAGAATTAACTGTTAAAGAACTATTTAATAAAGAATTTCCTGAAACATTTAAATTTGAATTCATTGATGTTAATCCTAATAATACTGTATTACCTGAAACTAACAAATTAGAATTAACTGATACTGAACCTTGGAGCAAACTGCTCCCTGAAACATTTAAATTAGAACTAACTGTAGCACTATTTTTTATATTAGTATTTCCTGATACATATAAGGATGATAACATTGTAACATTATTTTGCAATGTTGTAGTACCTGATACAAATAAATTATTATTCATATCTAAAGTTGTTATATAACCTGAATTACCAATAGGTGGTTTTATTTCAAATCTTGTTGCAGTATTATCAGTTCTTATATAACCTGTTCCACTTATTCCTAATATTTCAATACCACTCATATTACCTATATCAAATCCTGTAGCTGTATCAGCATTTAAATTTAATGATATTAATTTATCAACTACTTTTAAATCAGTTGTTGATACATAATTAGCACTACCTTTAATATTAATAACTGAATTAGAATTACCTATATTAATAGTATTACCATAAATATTTAATGGATTTCCATTTAATTGGAGTATATCAGATACATATAATCCATTATTAAATTGTGTTATTCCACTAACATTTAAAGATGACATCATTGATACAGAAGAATTAAATAAACTATTACCACTTACTCTTAAATTACCAGATATATTACTATTATTCTCAACATATAAATTAGATGTAATTGTTGTATTACCTTGAATTACACTATTACCTAAAACTGTTAACATATTTCCAACTGATACATTTCCTAATAAATTTGCATTACCTGATATATATAAATTAGAATTTATTGTAGTATTACCATTTAATATAGCAGTTCCTGATACATATAAATCAGAATTAATAGATACACTTCCTATAATAGTAGTATTATTAGATACATTTTGAATATTACCAAGACCAACCATTTCTTTATATTTTTGAATTAAAATATTATCTAATGTTGACATTATATATATTAAGATATAAAATTTTAATGATAAAAAAATAAAAATATAATTTTTATTTTTTTATTATTTCTAAAAATTAAAATTTTGTTTTAATTTTTAGCAATATATTTAAAAAAATTGAAAATTATAATTAATAGTATAATTATAATAATATATTGTTTGTCTAGTTTATACTAAAATGACATCATCATCAAATAGTCAACCAATCATATCTGATGATATGATTGGCTTTGAATATTATAATAGGTTTAATAGAGCCTCAATTATATTTATGAAATATGAAGAACTTCCTGATGACTGCATGATATGCAGTGATTGTGGAATCTTTTTAGAAATAGAAAAAGCAAAAAATAATCAAACAAAGTTTAATCTCAATAAATGTGAGATTAAATGTAGTACTTGTTGTATAATTAAGTTATTACAAATCTCTCCTGAACGGTTAGAAGAACTTTTACAACAACGCAGAAAACTTGTTTTAAATAAAAATTAGATATTATACAATATTATTTAATATTATAAAATAATAAATTAATTTGGAATAATTGTATCATTAATATAAGAACCAACTAAATCACCTTGAGTTTTATCTTTTTTTACTTTATATAATTTATTATCAATTAAATAATATTGTTTTTGGTTCATTATCATTAATATTATTATAACCATTAATTTTAGTTTCTTTAATTAATTTTATATCATCTTTAGATAATTTAAAATATTTATAAATCATATCATCATTCCATAAGTTATCTAAAGGTAGTAATGGAATCCATTTACATGTTGCCTCGCTAATATCTTGTGATGATTTTCTTAAACTTAATAATAAATTAGGTAATTTACATTTCATATAACTTAATAATGATTTCGCTTCATTCTCTGATTTTACATTAAATGATATATAACTTTTTGTATGAACTTCATTAGGATATCCTATAAATGTATTTCTAAAACTACTATTTGCACCAAATGCTGCTCTTGCAGTTATTACTTTATAATTTTTTATTTCTTTATTGATTTCATTTTTATCAATATATTTAATAAATCCTTTTTGCTGAGATACATAACATTTTAGATAATTTTTTTTATTTTCATCTATTAATCTTGTATCATTTGTTTGAATTTTATAAAAATCTTGACTAATATAATATTTTGTTATTTTATCATATTCTAAAAATTTATTTACTAAATCATAATATTTACTATTAAGAATAACATCAAAAGTATTAAATTTAACTTGAGAACCATTATAATCACATAATCCATTATAATCTTTATCAATCAAAAAGTAATTTACATCGCCTTTTATATCTACTAAATTACCAAAAATCTTACTTGCATTATCATCATCTCTCTAAATTTATCTAATCCTTTTCCTCCTGCAAACCATCTTGAAGGAACTATAAATGATAATAATTTACATTTATTTATATAATATTCAATAAACTTATTATATAATGGTTTTGCGCCAACACTTGTCAATTCTTCATTATAAGGTGGATTACCAATTATTATATCAAATTTACTTATACCAAATACTTTATTTAATTTTATATTTAGTGTATCTCCATCATATAAATTTAATTTGTATTTATTATTAATATTAAAAATTTGTTTGATAACAAAACAATTCTTTTTATTTAATTCACCTATATATAGCTGTTTTTCAATAATATGTTTTTTTCTTAATTCTTCATTAGGTATTTTAGTTTTCAATCCTTCCATTAACTTATAATAAATTGCAATTAGATAATTTCCCATTCCAGCAGCTGGATCATACCAAGTTAATTTATCATTAGACCAAATATTTTCATTTTTATTTTTTAACCAATAATCTGAGATATCTTTTAACATGTTATCATTTATAAAATCCATTGGTGTAAATACTTCACCAAATTGTTTTTTTTCTACATCTTTAGGTTTTAAACAATTATTTATTAATTCTAATAAATAGTGATGTCTATCTAATAAACTTTGAATTGACATCTTAAATTGTATTGAAATATTATATTTAAAATATAAATTAAATAATTTTTTTATTTTATAATAAATTATACAATATTTAATATTCTTGTGATGGTTGCACTATTCCCAGCATTATCAGTTGCTTTATATGTTAATGTGTATTGTCCTAAATTTAGTGTTGATGTTATACTAGTTGGTCCTGATATAGATATTGGATTATCTAATAAATTATTCATATTATTATCAATTATTGATATCAAGTCTGGAATTAATATTCCATCAACATTATCATATGCATTTACACCTGGGTCAACATACATATATCCAAATAATAAATTTATAATATTATTTCCTACTAATGATAATTGCGGAGGTGTATCATCTAATCTTATTTTTAATATTCCTCCTGTTCTATAAAATCCCCATAATGAAATATTACCTGCCACAGCTTCTGTATTATTTTTATAATTAGGTAAATTACTTATAATTTCACTTAATATAACTAAATTAGTTCTAATATCTAAAGATGGGTCTAATATTGAACCTATTGTCATATTTCCATTTAATTCTATATTTCCTGAAACATTTAAATCAGATAACATAGTTGAAGCACCATCTACAAATGTATTATTAGAAACTAATAAATTACTATTAATAGTAGATTCACCATAAATATTAGTATATCCTGATATATTTAATGATGATAAAACAGAAGTAGTTCCTTTTAATATTGATTTATCATTTACATATAATGATTTATATAATAATGTATCACCTCTTAAAATAGAATTTCCTGATATATTTAGATTTGAATTTAATGTAATATCACCTAATATAGATGTATTTCCTATTATATTTAAATCAGATGTTATTGTAGACGAACCTTCTAATACCATATTCCCATTTACATATAATGATTTATCTATAGTAGTATTACCATTAAATACAGTATTACCTAATATATATATACTTGATAAATATGATACATTATTATTAAATACAGTATTACCTGATGTTGTTAATGATGATAATATTGTTGAATCATTTATTAATAATGTATTTCCATAAACATTTAACGATGAATTAAATGTAGCTCCTGTTGTTAATATTGTATTACCTGATATATTTAATCCATCATTTTCATCAACTACTGCTATATATTTTAATATTTGTTCATTAGGTGCAATTATTTCATATCTATCTGCATCTGGTTTAGTTTTAATATATCCTGAACCATTAATTCCTTTAATTTCTAAACCACAATTACCACCATTAGAAATAGCACTATTATTAATTGTAATATATTTATCTAATACTTTTAATTCATTAGTTGCTATATAATAAGTTGTTCCTAGTATATTTATTAAAGAGTCATTATTACCAATATTTATATTATCACCGTTAATAAATAAGTTATTAGTTAATGATTTTACATTATTAACTTTAATATAATCTTTAAAACTACTAAAACCACCAATATTTATACTTGAATTGCAAGTAACAGATTTATCTACTATAGTATTACCATATATATCTAAATTTCCATATAAATTTGTAATACCACTTATATTTAAATTAGAATTAATAGATGAATGACCTAATATAACACAATTATTAGATACAAATAAATTAGAATTTATTGTTATACTATCTGAAAATAATGTATTTCCTGATATATATAATGATGAATTTATAGAACATATTGCACCAAAATTAGCATGTCCTGATACATATATATCAGATTGAATAGTACCACTTGCTTTCATTATAGTTGCTCCTGTAATTGCAAAAAAGTTTGTTAACCCTAACATTTCTTTATATTTTTGTGTTTGATATTTATCAACTTCTGATTCTGGCATTATATTATTATATATAAAAAAAATTGAAATTTTTTAATTATAGTAATTTTATTAAGTTAAACCTAGTACCGTAGCCATTTTGGCTCAAGTGAGTCCCAAGCTTTCAAGTCTGACGTTCTCAAGTCTGACTTTCTCAAATCTGACGTTCTCAAGTTTGTGTGCTTTTCACAAGCTTACGATGCCAAGCAACGTGCCAAGACGTAGGTGGTCCAAAGCTACATTGGAACAACTTAGTGCACTTGGCATTTTTACGAAAGCCTTTGATCCTTATCACAAGGAACAAAAGCATACTAACACATGTCGTGATTTGCATTCCAAGGATCAAGTGGTCCCGCCATCCAATGCTCAAGTGGTTCCACCGCCATCCAAAACACGAGTGGTCAAGCCATCCAATGCTCAAGTGGTCCCGCCGCCATCCAAGGCACGAGTGGTCCCGCCGCCATCCAAGGCTCAAGTGGTCATGCCACATATAACAATTTCAATGAATCCATCTAAGGCACCTTCAGTGAAGCCATCCAAACATACACACAAGAAACGAAACATTCAGACATGTGAACAGCCTTCAAAACCCTCATATAAAGAAAAGCTTTTACAAAATATGGACCTTTCACAAGTGTCTCCATCTACACCACTACAAGTGTCTGTTCATACTACAAAATTGAACAGTCAAGAACAATCAGTTTCTTTGCTTCCACCAGGTATTAGGCTTCCTCCTCCTCCACCAGGTATTAGGCTTCCTCCTCCACCAGGTATTAGGCTTCCTCCTCCACCATGCCAAAGGCAGACAAGGATAGAAAATAGCAATCAAGAACTTCACACAAAACTTCCAAAAAGAAATGTAGACACTATCCAGAAATCTGACCAGAGTCTACGTTTAGAATTAGTTGCTTCTCTGGGAAATGCAATGAAAAAACTAGACACTGATGCAACTGGATGGGATGATGCTGAAAAATATCAGGAATCAGTTTCAGGATTTTGGAGAAGACTGAAAGAGTTGAGACATAAGAAAGTCAATAATATTGTTTTCTCTTATGCTTTATGTTTCTTGAAAGCACTTAAACGTGCAAGAGCCCGTCTTCACTCGCAAGCACGCAAACAGATTAAGCAAAAACAAATGATGATGGTAATCAGGGAAATGTCTTGTTCCAAAAGATGTATGTTATCATTCATAACTGCATGGAAGGATCATGTTGCAATGCTTAGGAAACATGTTGCAATGCTTCCTGAACTCAGACGTTTACGGGATAAGAAACTTAAACTAAAAACACCAACCTCTTCTGATTATCATTTCACAAGACAAGAAGTAGATGAACTCATCAAATACAAAAAAGCACAAGAAGAAGTAAATAATAAAAAAATAAATGAAAATAAAGAAGCAATTGCACACACCCTGCGGATCCGTCAACTGGAGATGAAGCATCAAACAAAGGCTTACAATGAGTCAAAAAGTAGAACAGGTAAAGGTGATATGAGACTCTTACCTCCGGGTGATTCTGACTCTGAGTCTGATGCTGAACCAGATGAATATGATGCCGCAGGAAACACCATAATCAAGACTCCTTCCAAGACAGCCTAGAATAAGTGTTTATTAGGCTTAATATTGAACAAATACTAGTATTTATTAACATTTAGGCTAAGCTTAATATTGGACAGAGAAAAAGATCAAAAAATATTAATTTTAATATTTTTTATATCTTTATTTTTTTATTATAAATTATTTTATAATATATATATATATATATGTCTAATAATTCCCTATACATGAGAACTAATTCAAATTGTAATAATAATGATAAAATATTTAATAATATGTGTATGCATTATGATAAAAATAATAAAAAAACAAATTATTATAATCCGATATGTCCTCCAGGAACTAATTTAGATTTAAAAAATACTAATTTTTGTTATGGATATCTTGATATGAATAATTTAAAAAATAATATAAATAATACTGAAACACGACCTCTTACAGGACATCAAGGTCTTACAGGACCTCAAGGTCTTACAGGTCCTCAAGGTCTTACAGGTCCTCAAGGTCTTACAGGTCCTCAAGGTCTTACAGGTCCTCAAGGTCCTCAAGGTCCTCAAGGTTATAAAGGTGATAAAGGTGATAAAGGTGATAAAGGTGAACCAGGTTCTGCATATGGTTCAATGGGTTTAATTGGACCAATGGGTTCACCAGGTCCAATGGGTCCAATGGGTTCACCAGGTCCAATGGGTCCAATGGGTCCAATGGGTCCAATGGGTACAATGGGTTCACCAGGTCCAATGGGTCCAATGGGTCCAATGGGTCCAATGGGTCCTATGGGTTCATCTGGTCCAATGGGTTCAATGGGACCAAAAGGTGATAAAGGCGATAAAGGTGATATAGGTCCTCAAGGTGTTATGGGTCCTATAGGTCCTAAAGGTGAACCAGGTTCTGCATATGGTTCAATGGATTTAATTGGACCAATGGGTTCACCAGGACCAGTAGGTCCAATGGGTCCTATGGGTTCACCTGGATCAGTAGGTTCAATGGGACCAAAAGGTGATATAGGACCAGTAGGTTCAATAGGTCCAATGGGTCCAATGGGTCCAATGGGTTCACCAGGATCAGTAGGTTCAATGGGTCCAATGGGTCCAATGGGTTCACCTGGACCATCAGGTTCTAATGGTTTACCTGGACCATCAGGTTCTAATGGTTTACCTGGACCGTATGGTTCTCCTGGTCCAAGTGGACAACCCGGTCCAAGTGGACAACCCGGTCCAAGTGGACAACCCGGTCCAAGTGGACAACCGGGTTCTGCAAGTGGAATATTAGGACTTATGGGTTCACCTGGACCATCTGGTTCTCCAGGTTCTAATGGTTTACCTGGACCGTATGGTTCTCCTGGTCCAAGTGGACAACCCGGTCCAAGTGGACAACCCGGTCCAAGTGGACAACCGGGTTCTGCAAGTGGAATATTAGGACCAATGGGTTCACCAGGACCATCTGGTTCTCCAGGTTCTAATGGTTTACCTGGACCTTATGGTTCTCCTGGTCCAAGTGGACAACCTGGACCTTATGGTTCTCCTGGACCTAGTGGACAACCTGGACCAATGGGTTCACCTGGACCAAGTGGACAACCTGGTCCAATGGGTTCTACTGGTCCAATAGGTTCTACAGGACCTTATGGTTCACCAGGACCAAGTGGACAACCTGGTCCAATGGGTTCTACTGGTCCAATGGGTTCTACTGGTCCAATGGGTTCTACTGGACCTAGTGGTTCTCCTGGACCAAGTGGACAACCTGGTCCAAGTGGACAGCCAGGACCTAGTGGTTCTCCAGGACCAAGTGGGAAACCTGGATTACAGGGAACTAATGGTTCTCCTGGACCAAGTGGACAGCCAGGACCTAGTGGTTCTCCAGGACCAAGTGGATTACCGGGAACTAATGGTTCACCTGGACCTAGTGGTTCTCCAGGTCCAAGTGGACAACCTGGACCTAGTGGACAACCTGGACCTGCAGGAACATTAGGACCTATAACTTCAATGAAAATAGGTAGTTGGAATATATATGAAAACGATAAAAATTTATTTATAAATACACCAGTTACACCACCTATTCCTATACAACCAAATTGGAATAATACTACTGATAAAGCTACTGTTACAAATAATCCTGATTTATCACAAACAATTGAATTTATCAACAGAACAAAGAATTTACAATTAATGTTAACAAACAATGGTAATCCTATTCCTGCTAATACATCTGTAGTTCTTAAAATGTTGGTTAAATTAGGAAATCCTATTGATACTAATACTAATCTTAATTTTGTTATTTCTATTACTAATGATATTAGTTGGAATATAGAAAAAGGTGCTTCAAAAGAATATACTAAATTAGTAGATGGTTTAAATACTTCAACATTTACTGAAATATTATTTTATTTTAATATACCTATAAATGGAACTGCAAAACTTTTTATTGGTGCACATGCATATCCAAATATAAATCAACAAGTTCCTGGAACAGTACATATTTATGGATGCCAATTATATTATAATTCAATAAAATTAAATTCAGTAGGAATACCTAAATTTATGGGTTTATCATATAATTCATATGCAAATTCAATTAAATCTGATTCAATTAAAATTGGAAATTGGTTATTATTAGAAAACAACAATGATTTAATTATAACTAAATCTATACCATTTCCAACAGTTCCAGAATCAAATTTACTACCATTATGGAATGAAAAACCACCAACAACAGCAATATATTATAATTATAATGATTTATCACTTCAAACAATTATATTTGGCAACTTAAATAATTCTTCATTACATTTACCACTAACAAGTAATAATTTACCAGCAGCAGGTACACCTGTTGTTATTAGATTAATGATTAAAGTGGGTAATCTTCCTACTTCTACTCCTACTACTTCTACTCCTACTACTCCTACTACTTCTACTCCTACTACTCCTACTAATTTTATTATTAGTATTACAAATACATCTTTATGGGATATGCTGGATGGTGAAACAAAAGAATATACTGCAGCTGATGGTTTAAACACAATATCATTTACTGAAATATTATTTAAATTTCGAATACCTTCTACAGGAAGAGCAGATCTTATGTGTGGTAAGCGTGATTTATCTTTAACAAATAACCAAAATCCAGGAACATTTTATATTTATGGAATGCAATTTTATTATGATACTACAATGTCAATACAAAAACAAATACCAATATTATTAAATTCTGTATCAGGAAGGTATATTAAAATATATAATAGTGTTATAGGTTATATGCAAATTAGTGAAATTAAAGTATATTCTACAGAACCAAATATTAATATTGCTAACAAAGCAACTATTACAGCATCTAGTATATTAAATCCATCATCATCATACCAACCAAGTGTTTGTATTAATGAAGATATTAATACATTTTGTCATACTTCAGGTACAGAAGCACCTTGGATACTATTAGATTTTAGTAAAGATATACCAATTACTCAAATTAATATTATAAATGTTGTACCTGGTAATGTATATTCACGTATGAAAGGGATTAGAGTATCTATATATAATAATGCTAGTATATTTGACACTAATGGTAATACTACTACTGCTTCTGTATATACATCATTACCTTTATCAGATAAAACTGGTAGTTCAACTTATGAACATAATAGTACGATTAATGGATATACTAATTTTAAATTTAATCCACCTAATACCAAATGGGATGGAAGTTATTTATAAAAAATATATTATATAGATATTAGTAGACCAAATTTTATTTAAATATAATAAAATAAATTTTTTTTAAAGATATACATACTATTATATAATTTAATAGCTAATTATAAAATTAAATAACATTACTAACAATAATTGTTCTATATAGTATATTGCTTGAATTACCATAACTATCATATACTATATAAGATAATACATAATTTCCTATAGTATTAGTATCAACAGTTCCTGTTATAATAGGAGATAAATTTTCATTATTATTATCTGTAACTATAATACCAGGTTCTACATATTGTCCACCTAAAGATACATATACAATTTCATCATAAAGTGATATAAAACTAATAACAGGTGGTTCATCAATAACAATTTTAATAATACCACCTGTTCTATATAATCCCCATAATGGAACACCTCCTATTTTAGCTAAAGTATTATTTTCATATTCTGGTAATTGATTAATAATTGTTCCTATTATATTAGGATTATTTAAATTTCCTATTGGAACATTTAAATTAGTACATCCAGTATATGATGAATTATTTAATAATATATTATTAGTAGTTATATTGTTATTAACTAATATATTATTATTTATATTATTTATATTAGATAAATAATTTTGTGATACAAATATATTATTAGCAGTTATATTATTTAATGATGATATTCCTGAAACATATAAATTAGAATTTATTGTAATATTATTAGTATTTAAATTTAATACAACTAAATTTGATTGTAATGTTAGATTATTATTAAAAATAGTTGAACCTGATACATATAAATTATTATTTATTGTTGTAGAATTATTTAATATACTTTGTTGAGATACAAATATATTATTAGATATTATATTCTTATAAAAATTAGTAGGATTTGATATATTTATATTTAATGCTGATACATTATTTAAACTTGATATACCACTTACTGTTAATGTTCCTAATGTAGTAGTATTTGATTCAATTATAGTATTATTAGTTATATTTAATGTTGAAATAACACTTAATGATTGATTTATAAATGTATTATTAAAACAATTTAAATTAGAATTAATTGTAGAATTATTATATATTAATGAACTTCCTAATACATTCATATTACTTGGAACTGTAATTGAACTTAATAAATATGTATTATTATCATAATTCATATTATCATAAATAGCAATGGCATCTAAACCAAACATTTTTCTATATATATTTTTAATATTAGCATTATTATTACTCATATTATATAATTATGTTATAAATTAATTTATTTATTTATAATACAATATATATATATGTGTTTATGTTCCTATAAAAATATTTTTGGTAAACCAAGAGAAGGTATTCATAGTTATAGATTTATGGATTTTGCAATTATTGATATTGTAGGTACAATAATTGGTGCATATATAATTGCTAAATATACTGATAATGATTTTTATAAAATATTATTAATATTATTTATTTTAGGTATAATATTACATAAATTATTTTGTGTTGACACTAAATTAAATTCAATTATTTTTAATTAAAATAATTTAAATTAAAAATGATATAATTAAATATCAATTATTTTTAATTAAATATTAATTTAATATTAATTTAAAATGATTAATTAAATATCAATCATTTTTAATTATATTAAAAAATTAATTAATTAATTAATTATATTTTTTTAATTAAATAAAAAACATATATAAAAAATAAATATATATTTTTTATATATGGTTAAAGATACAATATTATATGATAGATTAGAAGTCTCTCCTAATGCTTCAGAAATTGAAATTAAAAAAGCATTTATGAGATTATCTAAAATTTGGCATCCTGATAAAAATGATAATTCTGAAGAATCTACTAAAAAATTTCAAGAAATTAATGAAGCTAAAGAAATATTATTAGATCAACAAAAAAGAGATTTATATAATAAAATAGGTATGAATGTATTAGATAATAATGGTAATAATGAAGACCCATTTTCACATTTCCAACAGTTTTTCGGTGGAAGTAGTTTTCATTCTCATTTTGGTGGGAATAATAAAAGAGAAGAATTTGATGATGTTGAACAAGTTATTAATATTAGCTTAGAACAATTATATAAAGAAGAAGTTATAGATTTTAAATATAATTATAAACAATATTGTAATACATGTAATGGAGAAGGAACTGATAATGGTTTACCAAGTAAATGTAATGAATGTGATGGTAAAGGTATGAAAGTTCAAGTAATAAGAATGGGTCCAATGATTCAGCAAATGATGGCACAATGTAATAAATGTGGTGGAAGTGGTAAAAGTTCTAATAATGCTAATAAATGTAATAATTGTAATGGTAGTTGTTTTTTAAATAAAGAAAAAACAATACAAGTTCCATTAAAATCAGGATTAACACATGGTAATATAATAACTTTACAAAATAAAGGCAATCATTATAAACATGGTAGGTCAAATTTAAAAATAATTATAAATGAATTAAAACATAATGTATTTAAACATATTAACAATGATTTATTTATAGTAATTGATATAAAATTATATCAAGCATTATTTGGATTCCATAAGACAATTACACATTTAGATGGTAAAGAATTATATATAACAACAGATAAATTAACTAATTTTAATATTATTAAAAAAATTCCTCATGAAGGTTTAAAAAATATGAATGGTAGTAAAGGTGATTTATATGTTAAATTTAATATATTATTACCTCAATTAGATTCATTAGATAATAATGAATTTAAATTACATTTAAAAAGATTATTACAAGTATTAGATCAAGATGATGTTAAATTAGAAACTACTATAATTAATAATAATAAACAACAATCTAGTTTACTAGATTGTAATCAAAATATTATTAATGATATATTAAGATTAGTAAATGAACATGATAATTTTGATAATCAACAACAACATAAAAGACAACAACATCAACAAGCTGAATGTGTTCATCAATAATTATATTTAGCCGTGCCTATTTCTGTTCTACATATAGGGCATTTATGATTATAATTTTTTAAATATGTCATTATACAAGAAGTATGATATGAATGACAACATGATAATTTTATAATTTCTTCATCTTTAATTATAGAATGTAAACATATGGCACATTCTATATTAGCATCTTCAGATAATATAATTTTATCCATTTTTTCTAAATCATCATCATTAACTGTAACAACAACATCTTCTAATGGCTGATTATTATTTTGTTCAACATATATATCCACATAATTAATATTATCATTACTATTATAATTATTATATCTTTGTCTTATTAATCTAACTATAACATTCATATAATTATCTATATTATTGTTAAAATTATTTATATTATCATTATTATTTATATTATCATTATTTATATTATCATTATTTATATTATTATTATTATTTATATTATCATTATTATAATGATTATCATTATTATCATTATTATTATCATTATTATCATTATTATTATTATTATTATCATTATTATCATTATTATTATCATTATTAGGTTGTATTCTTCTTCTTTGTCTTAATAATTCCATAATACTATTTATATAATTATTTATATTATTATTATTATTTATATTATCATTATTATCATTATTATTATCATTATTATTATCATTATTAGGTTGTATTCTTCTTCTTTGTATTAATAATTCCATAATACTATTTGTATAATTATTTATATTATTATTATTATTATTATCATTATCATTTATATTATCATTATTATTATTATTTATATTATTATTTATATTATCATTATTTATATTATCATTATTATTATTTATATTATCATTAATATCATTATTATAATTATTTATATTATTATTATTTATATTATTATAGTATGAAACATTAAATATTGGAAGTATTCTAACAGTATTTTCTTGTATAAATTCAGGAGTAATATTTAGTATATTATAATATTGATAAAATCCATAAAGTATATTATTAATATCAGTTATATTAGTTCCTAATGAAAATAAATATAGTTTTAATTGTTTTATAATTTCTCCTTCATTATTATATTGATCATAACAATATAGTCTTTGTGCAAATATATCTGCATATAACATATCCATATCTTGAGCCATTATTATAATTTATATATAATTATAATAAATTTTTAATTCAATATTTTTTTATATTAAACTGATAAAGAGACTTATTTATATTAAAAAAGTAATGACTGATTTAAATAGTATAATAAAATATATCAAGAGTCAAATTAATACATGTAATATATTTGAATTAAAGTATGACTTGATTAATAATCATAAAATTGATATATCTATAGTTAATGAAATTTTTATAAAGTTATTTGATAAAAATCATAAATTAATTAATGATATTGATTTAGTATTTAGAGAATATCATAGTGATTTACCAATTATAGATATTCCAGAATCATATGTTGAACTATCTAATCATTTTAATAAATTAAAAAAACTTCCACAACCTGTACAACGTTCTAAAGAATGGTATGATTATAGATATAATAGAATTACAGCGTCTGATACAGCTGCCGCTATAGATTTAAATCCTTATGAACCTGTTGAATCATTTATATTAAAAAAATGTGATCCTAATTTTCCTTTTAGAGATAATGATACTGTTTGTCATGGGAAAAAATATGAACAAGTTGCAACATTAATATATGAACACATATATAATACTAGGGTTTTTGAATTTGGTGCATTACCATCAGAAAAATATAATTTATTAGGAGCATCACCTGATGGTATATGTTCACAATATACATTAGACAATAAATTTTCAACAAGATTAGGAACAATGTTAGAAATAAAATGTCCTGTGACAAGAGAAATACATATAACAGGGAATCCAATGGGTGATATATGTCCATTTTATTATTATTGTCAAGTTCAGCAACAATTAATATGTTGTAATTTAGATAAATGTGATTTTTGGCAATGTAAAATATCAGAATATAAATCTCAATTAGATTTTATGAATGATGACTGTAATGATTGTAAAAATACATCAAGCATTGATAGGTCAAGCATTGATACATCAAGCATTGATAGGTCAAACATTGATACATCAAGCATTGATATATCAAGCATTGATAGGTCAAACATTGATAGGTCAAGCATTGATACATCAAGCATTGATAAAAAGAGTTATATAACAATGGATATAAATAAAAAATTAAAGAAAGGAATTATATTAGAATTTTATCCAAAAAAATTTATTCCTGAATTTGATGATGATAAGATTGAATGGAAAAGTGTTTATATTTATCCTAATTATATAGATATGGATGAAACCCAATATATGTCATGGGTTGTATTTATGTTAGACCAATATAAAACATTATATCCTGATATATATAATAATTATTATTTTCATAAAATAATATATTGGAAATTAGAATTATCTCATAATGTATGTATAGTTAGGGATGATAAATTTTTAAATAATATAATTCCTATATTAAATAAAACATGGGAACAAATTAAATATTATCGTAAAAATTTAGATAAATTAAATGTATTAAAAGATATTGTTGAGAAAAGAAAAAAATATTTTAAAATTAATACAAGTTATAAAATACATAATGATTTAATACTAACTAATAAAATTAAATTCTTAGAAGATAATATATCCAAGAAATCAATTTTAAATTTTAAATCTAAAGATTGTGAATCTGATACTGATTTTTTATAAATAAATTAATAATTTTTTTATAAAAAATTTATCTATCTTTTAGGTGGTTCATCTTTACCTCTTTTAGGGTGTTGTTCATCACCACCTTTTTTAGGATGTGGTTCATCTCCACCTTTTTTAAGAGATTGTGAAGAACCACAACCACCGCCCATTAATCCCTTTTTCTTTGATGATTTTTTAGATGTTTTTTTAGATGTTTTTTTAGATGATTTCTTAGATGTTTTTCGTTTAGCTTTACCTCCAGTCATTTTTTTAGACTTTTTTTTTGATGATTTTTTAGAAGTTTTTTTAGAAGTCTTTTTAGATGCTTTCTTTGAAGTCTTTCTTTTAGCTTTACCTCCAGTCATTTTCTTAGAACCTTTTTTTGATGATTTTTTAGAAGTTTTTTTTTATGTTTTTTTTGAAGATGCTTTCTTTGAACGTTTTTTGCCACCCATCATATCCATTTTACCTTTTTTAGATGATTTTTTAGATGTTTTCTTAGATGATTTTTTAGAAGCTTTTGTACGTTTGGCTTTACCACCAATTAGTGCACTGCCATCATCATCACCATTTGGTTCTGCACCTCCCATCATTAATTTCTTAGAACCTTTCTTAGAACTTTTCTTAGAACTTTTCTTAGAACTTTTCTTAGAACTTTTCTTAGATGTTTTTCTTTTAGCTTTACCACCTGTTAATTCAGGGGGTTCATTAATTTTTTTAATTTTAAGTTTTAATTTATCTTCCTTGGATAAAGGATTTTCTGGTTGTAAACTAGACATTATATAATAATTTAGATATTTTTTAAAATATTTTTTTTTTAATTTTTAAATTATATTTTTCATAACAGGATAAAATTACATATTTTTTAAAATTAAATTTTTTTCTGAGAAAATTTGATTTCCTGAAGTGTTAGCATATACAATATTAGGAGGACATTTATTTTTGCCGCTTGGTGTATAATTATATTTAATTTTCTTCCCAAGATTCTTTTTCTTATATCCTTCTAAAAATGATTGTCTTAATTGGTCAACAGGGAACCCAATACATTTATATGTAAAATCTTGAAATGGTGATTTATCTAAGACATTAATTCCTCTTTTATTTAAATATTTAATTTTATTATAAAACAATTTACTAATTAATACATCATAAAATTCTACATATTTTTTATCTTTATTAATATAATAATAATAATAACTAAATAATAAATACATAAATACTAAATTAAATGTTCCAAAATATGTTTTTTTCTTATTAGAATAATTATATACAATACATTTTTCATTATTACCATGTAGTATTAATATTAAATTATTATTATAATAAAATTCTACTTTCTTATCAAGAAATTGAAAAAATTTATTATATTCTTTTACTTTTATATTTTTTTTTTCATATTGTTTCACTAATAAATTATATATTTTTAAAGTATCATGTTGTAATTCTGATGATATTAATTCATAATAAGGATATTTTTTTATCATATCATTTTCATTTTGTTTTTTAGTAAAATAATCATATGCATAAAATCCAACAACTATTAATTTTGATTTCTTAATAATATTATTTCTTATAAATTTTAATACATCAAAATCTACTGTATTCCATAATAATTTAATATTAATATTACTATCTACTAAACTTTCATTTATTGGATAGTTTTGTATTAATTTATTAAATCTTGATATTACTTTTTCCCATCTAAAATTAGATGTAATATCTGTTAATATTCTATATGCATCAACCATCATAAAATGTGGATGAACACATAAAATATTATCAACATTCATTATTGGTAAATTATCAAAAACATTTGTTGGAATATATGTTATTTCACAATAATTAATAAAATTAATAAATATTTTAAATGTTCCTTCATGAACTGCTTCTTTACCTTCTACATATTTAAATTTATTATCATAAAGTTCTTCTGTTAATTCATGAAGGTCTTTTAATGGTTCAGTTGAATAAAAATCAATATCTGCTAAATCAGGCCAGTTATAACAAGCCTCTCCTATTTGTCTATAAAATGCTATATCAGGATTCTTAACTTTTAAAAGTAAATTTTGTGCAAAACCTCCATAAACAACACGTTTTTTTTTTATAATATATTTTTTAATTATATTATAAACTTCTGATATTTCTGTTAATGTAGGTTCATATAATGTTTTATATTCTTCTACTGCTTTATCTTTAAGAAAATTAATATTTAATTTTATTTTTTCAATATCTTCAGAACGAAACATTATTTAAATATAGAAAAAAATTATTCACTATCTATTATAATTTCTTCTATTATTTCTTTTTCATTTTCCATAAAATAATTGTCATAATTATTACTAATATCATTACTTGTATTATTACTAATATCATTACTTGTATTATATAAAGATGTAAATGATTCCCATGATAAATTTTGTTCTAAATCTAATTTTTTAAATATTATATATTTATCATTAAATAATTCTGGTAATTTAAAATTTACATCATTCTCCATTTTATTTTTGAATAAATTATATAATTTAATATCACTTAAATATACCTGTTTAGATTCCTCTAATCTATGTTTTTCAATATTTAACATATTAATATCATGTTGTAATAATATTTTATCTTGACTTATTTTATTTAATTTATCCTTTTCTTCTTGTGTCATATTAATTTCATTATTATTATTATTAATTTCATTATTAATTTCATTATTATTATTATTATTATTATTATTATTATTATTATTATTATTATTTATTTTATTATAATTTATTTTATTATAATTTATTTTATTATTAAATGAATATGATTCAATACAATAACCACTATTTAATATATATTTATATATCATAATATTATTTATTAATTTATTTTGTAATAATGAAAATGCATATATTTCAGCATCAGTATAAGTATTATATACACCAATTATATTATCAATATGTTTAATTACAAATATATGAGACATTATTATGATATTAAATAAATCTTTAAATATGATAAAAAAAATTGATATTTAAATTTATAAATATATAAAGATTAAATATTATATGTTATCAATGGAACAACCACAATATTTAATTAATGATATTATTAAATCTACTGATAATATTAGTGAGTTAAGAGAAAAATTATTCCATTATGGAATTAAAACTAAAGAATATATAACAGATGATTTAATATTAGTATATCATAATTATACTACTTCAGTTAAATCTGAATTACAAAGAGAATGTAGATCATTAGTATTAAAAATGTCAACATTAGAAATGTTATCTTATAGTTGTGAATCACCAATGTTAAATACAGAAGGATTAGATTATTTAAAATATAATAATGAAAAAGAAATGGTAAAAGTATGTTATGAAGGAAGTTATTTATCACTATTTTATAATTTAGATAGATGGTATTTAGCAACAAGAAAAAATTTAAATACATTAGAAAATGAAAATATTTCATCAAAATATAATAAAATGTATAGTTTATTTGAAGATGTAGTAGGTTCATTTGAATTATTTACTAACAAGTTAGATAAGGATAAATCATATTATATGGTATTACTTCATCATGATAATAAACATATTATTGATTATAGTAGTGTATTTGGGAATGAATTATATAAAAAACTTGTATTAATTTCAGTAAAAGATAATAATTTAAATGAAGTATTTAATGATGAATATGATTTTTTAAATGAAAATATATTTATACCTCAAGTTAGCGATATTGATGATTTTTTTTCATGTAATAATACTACAAGTCATACAACAACACCAATTACTGAAGGTATTATTATTAATAAATGGGATAGTAAAATGAATAAATTTAGATTAATTAAATTACAATTAAATAACTATATATATCATTCATTATTACAAAATCCCAATCATGTATCATTATATTTATATCAAATAGGTGCATTAAGTAAAAGATTAGGTTTAATGGAGATTGATACAGTATTTAAATTATGTTCTTCTGAAATATTTGAATTATTTAAATTAATGTGGGATATAAATACAGGTAATAAAAAAGAAAATAATATTTATAATGAATTATCTAAAGAATATAAATATATAATGTATAAAGTTAGAGGAATATTTTATAGTAATAAAAAATCATTAAAAGTTAGTAATGTATATGCATTATTAAAAAGATTGCCAATATCATATTTGATTGCATTATTAAAATCTAGACATATTGTAAATGATACACTTGATTTGCCAGAACTTCAAATGCAAGTCTATACAAATTTTATAGGCAAATTATAAATTAATTTAATTGTAAATTATAAATTAATTTAATTGTAAATTATAAATTAATTTAATTGTAAATTATAAATTAATTTAATTGTAAATTATAAATTAATTTAATTGTAAATTATAAATTAATTTAATTGTAAATTATAAATT